CATCCCAAAAGGTAGTATCGTCAATATCATTATCATTATCCCAATCTGCTCCACATCTTACACGATGTTTCATATATCCAAATTTATATAACATATCTGCTACAGCTTTAACATAACCTGCAAAGTAAGCAGACTGTTTAATAGACCAATCAATACCAGTTCTTTCATAAGGAGCAGCATCTATAGCTATTGAAGGGATAGTATTATGTTTAGAATTAGGATATTTAACCTTAGAATTACCTTCATTATAAGCTTTAGTCTGTTCTTTCTTTCCTCTAGTACCACAAACAATAGTATTATCATAGAATTGAATTACATAATTCATAAGTAATTGCAATTCAAAATGACAAGTAGATAATTTTTCTTTTGAGGAGTTACTATACTTAGGCATTATTTCCTACGTTTTCTACGATTCTCTTTTTTAAGATCTTTAAATAATTTAATAATAAATCCTATAAAAGTTATACTAAATATTATAATAGCAACTATAGCTAAAATTATTCTTGGATCAGTAAAATCTATTTCTTTCATTAGATTTATATATTAAATTAAAGTAGAAGAATAAAAAAGGGGAGTTTTAACACTCCCCTGTTATTTATCTTTCCCAAATAAATCAGGGACTATAGAATATTAGTTATTATGCACCAAATCCTAGTACGGTATGAAATGCTTCAGTAAGACCTACTAATACAGGAATAACTACCCTTATCTTAGAAACTGGTTGAACCCCAGTAGTAGGACTTGAATAGGCTGTATTTAGAATTTCAAAAGCAAATATATTATAAGTACTTCCAGCAGCAGCGGTAATCTGTCTAACTGTAGGAGGATAAGCTGAAATCTCACGAGTCTTATTCTCAAATTGACTTCTAGCTTCCATAGCAGATACTAATTGATATGTACCATTTCCTATAAGAGATGTAGTTTTATTATAAACATCAGCAGTATCAAATCCAGGATTCTGTATTGTGAAGTCAACTACAAAAGGTTCGTCAGTTATAGGATTAAAATCAGCATCAGCAACACTAATTCCAGTAAATTTCAAACCCCAGTTACCTTCAGTAACAGTACCACAATGATCATGATCAGCATTAGTAACACCTTGGAAAGGTTGATCTAATGTATAGATACGAGCATCAGCTGCTCCACTATCATGAGAAACAACTATATAACAAGGATCATCTACATCTTCTCCACCACTTTCAGGTTCTTCAATTCTAAGAATAGAACCAACTAAAATAGAAGCGGTATCGTCATCACCAGATGTAAAAGTTTTAGAACCATGTACCAAAGCAAGATTATCAAGGTCTACTAGTTGAGCACCAGCATTAACTCTTTCACACTTTATAGGTTTATGAGGTTGTCTTTCAAATATCTGAGTAGCCGCATTAGCTAAACCAGCAGCAAGTTCACTCTGAGTAGCAGCAGCACTTGTCTTATAAGGAATAGTCAGAATTGTCGGACTGTTATTAAGCATTCCAAATGTATGATTTAAAACAATCTTCAAACCATAATAAGTAGAATTAGCAGCATCCATTGCTCCAGTATGAAGAGCAACTCCATTAAAACCTAGATATGATACTTGTTCTACTCTGGCAAGATATCCATAATATCCACCATTTTGTATATCACCAGATCTGAAGTTATTGGTAATCTCTAATTGACCAGCACCATTTCTATATGCTAGGTGATGATAAAGAGTAGGATTAGTAGCTAAAGCAGTTTCAGTGAATGTCTGTGGTTCGTCATAAAAAGCAGCAGCACTACCTGTTAATGCCTTTAAAACGGCATGACTAGCAGCATTAGCGTTTGTTACGTTACAAACCATTACTTGTGTTCTTGAATCTTCAAACATTTTTTATAATTTTAAGTTAAAAAATCGATTTATTATTATCTTTCTTGTACAATATGTACATAGTCTATGTCTAATTGTTGTGTAGTTGTAGCATCACCATTACGAACCATGAAAAATGGAGCCATCTCTGCTTGAGTAGCATATGTAATAGAGTTTAATGTAGCACACGCAACACCATCTATATAAGGAGTTATTACTCCAGAACCAGTAGCACCTCCATCAAAATGAAAACCTAACCTAGTCCAAGTATTTGTTACTAGAGTTTTCATTGAAGCAGCACTAACAATATCTGTATTATTATCAGATGAATTAAGGAATATTGTTCCTATACCAGCATCTGTCTTAATAAAACAGATTCCATTTGCAGGTTTATTATCTGCAACAGCAGATATATCTTCAGTAACCATTAGACCTATAGAAAGATCAAGATTTGTTACATCAGCTGCAGGACAACGTACTCTAGTTTCATACCAAAGTTCTTTACCTTCTACTAATCTAAACGATTCTGATTGATTATAAATAAGTTCAGTAGAATTATCAGTAGTAGCCTGACCTGATAATTGAAGTATTCCTCCAACACCGTCTATATGTAATGCTGTAGCTGTTCCTACTGCCACCAGTGTCCAACAAGCCTCTACAGCTGCAGAAGCAATAGACCTATCAAAATCATCAAAAAATGTATAATATTGATTAGGTAATGCAACTAAAGGAACATCTCCTCTATTAGTAGTTGGAATATAACCAGCAGTTTGTACTTCATTCAATTGATCTACCACTTGATTATACCAGTAATCATATACTGTATAAAAAGGTGGATGATCCACAAAGTTTTTCTTTGTTAAGAGTTCTAAAATAGCCATATTTTTATTATATTAAGTTAATTAATCTTCTTCTTTTCTTTAATTACAAACTTCTTATATAAACTAACAGAATCCAGACTAAGATTTTTTTCTTCATTTAAATCTATTAAAAGATCCGCTATTACTTTAAAGCAGTCTTTATGAATATTTATTAATTTAGTTTGAGCCTTTTGTGGATTCCAACCTACACGTTCTCCTATAGGTCTAATTTCATATTCTTCATTCTCTTTTTCAGAGAAATTTAAATCTTCTTTTAATTTTCCTAACAACTCATGAGTTTCATAATTAGTTCTTATATCTGAATTATCTAATATTGTTAGTAATATTATTCTATCTAATATATCTAAAATCATTATCTTTGCTTTTTAATTTTGCTTTGTAAAATCTGCCATTGCCAGTTGAAATCCTTCTGTATCATTAACTGACATTCTTGCTAATTTAACTGCTTCTTCTACTATTCTATAATGAGCTCCTTCATTTAACCAACTACCATGAGTTCCATAAGTAAGTCCAGTTCCTATAGGATATATATCTGGATGATGGCATCCTACTAAATAATAATTTGTTAAAGCTGTACCATCTGTTATAAATACTGGTAAATTATTATATTGTAATATCCAGTATCCATCATCACTATTTGGAGATCTAAATGGATTTCCTATATTTACTCTGTAGAAATCAAAAGATTGTCTTATTATTCTAATATTATTAGTTGCAGCAGTTCTAACATATTCATCTACAATCCAGAAAAACTGAGAATCAAATTCTTTTACTCCGGGATCTAATGTTTGTGCTACAGTACCATCACTATTTTTAAAATGACTATTGGTTTCAGTAACAGTATAACTATCTTCTTTAATTAGTTTCTCAATAGCTAGTTGGTTAAAAGCAGTTTTAGTAACTCCTTCCTCTAGAATATTGATGACTACTTTTCGTTGTGCAATAGTTAATATATTACCCCATTCTGTAGTAGTAAACCCAGGAGCAGAGCTACTATTGATACTCTCATATAATAACTCTGTCTCGTTTCTGAATTCAGTAAATGTCATTATTTATGCATTTTTATTTGAGCTGCCATTTTAAGGTATATATCGTCCTTTATTTCTTCAGCTTTTGTTAAATAGTCTACCAATTCTTCATATGTATATGATACTCCTTCTCCAGGTATATCATATTTATTTCTTGCTGACTTTGTTATTGCCCCTGCTCTGATAGATTGAAGTATAAAGTTTTTAATCTTAGCTTTAGGATCTGATTTAATCTTTAAAAATAAATCAAGTTCTGAAGTTATAACTTTTCCTACTTCTTTCTTTAACCATTCTTTATCAGAATCTTCAGGAACAGCCTTCATATCTTTCTTTTCTAGATAATATACACCTAAGAAATCTCTCATCTCTTTTGTTGAATTCTGCATACTACCTAAATAAGTATAAGCTTCTATAGTCTTATTAGTAGTGGTCTCTTCTAAATCTTCTGTATAACCTTCATCTACTAATGCAAATCTATATTCACCTCTGTTTAATCTAGATTCCCAATCTGGAGCTGTCATGGATTGTAATTTTGTAACTCTCCAACGTAAGTTATCTAATGGATCTGCTAAATTAAACTTATAACCTTCATGCATTAGATTAAAATCTTTGATAACTTTCACAAAGAAAGTGTGCCAAAAATTATCCTTTTTTCGATTAACTCCCAGATTAACATCTAATTTCCATTCAAAAAATGCTTTTTCTTCTTCACTTACAAAAGGATTAATTAATACTCCTGTTACTGGGTCTTGAGGTAATTGAAACCAATTATTTGCACCTTCCATTTGGAAATATGCAATATGTTCTGGAGCTGTAATCATCTTACCTCCCCTAACTACTGGTTTTAAATAAACTGTTTTTTTCTGTAAATACCCCTTTTCAAATGCTTCTTCTACTTTGCTAGTTGACATACTGTAAAAATTTAATTAATAAATAAGAAAAAATAAGTAGAGATACCGTATTAACAGTACCTCTACTATTTTAAAATGATTATGCTCGGAGGATAGAAGGCAGAATCCTAGCTGTTTTCTTGACGTTAGTGATTTTAACACCACCAATAAAGCCTTTGAAAACTGAATAACCGTCTACCGAAGTAGCCATCATTCGAGGATCTGTTCTATTGTTATATGGAGAGAAAGGATCTCTTAATCCAGGAATATAACCGAAGAATTCTTCTTCATCCTTAACACTGACCTTAGAAATATTAGCCATACCATTAGTAGTACCAATATCAAAAATGTCATAAATATAAGAACTTGCTAATCCACCATTAGGATGCCTAAGCGTATTAGGATAACCATCTTTCATAGGATCAATAGTAAGTTTAAATTTGATACCATTAACACCGACATAATTTAGGAATTGACCTTCATCAAGTGTAAGTTTTCCACCGTCAGATTTAATGTTAACATTAGTTTGCAGATAAGTGATAGCGTTAGCTTTTAATACTGCATCCTGATGGAATTGATATGCTCCATATTCTCCAGTAGAAATAACAAACTCACGTTTATCTTCAGGAATCTTACCATAAGACATGTCCATAGCGAAGTCAGTCAACATATTCAGACTAAAAGTACTATAAGTAAGAATATTTCCATATTCCATTTGCTCATACATACCAAATCCTGAACGAATTGTATTTCCAGACTCACCTACGTGTCCATAAGTTCCATCAATTAATTTATTAGATTTTCCATAAGCTAACAACCTAGCCTTATCACGTTTAAACTGAACATAAAAGTCCCAACCAAGTTTATCAATCCAACGAGTTTGAACTTTACCATCTTGATCTATAAACGCAAATGCCAAAGGTTTGTTTTTACCTTTAGATATCATATTACCAGGAACGTCATAATTCTTACGAATCATAGATAAAACGTTCTCCATCTGATAAGGAGCAGTATGATGAACTGAATTACCTCTTTTAGAGAGTTCTTGTTCAACCATACCAAATAACTCAGACCACAATGTATTAGCAGCTAAGTCAGCAGCAGGAACCCAAAGTGAATCATCACCTGAGAATAACTGTACTTTATAACGCCAGTAGTTTCCAAATTGAATAGGATCTTCTAAAACCCTTAATTGATAAACTTCAGGTTTGTTTCCTACAATGTGAGAGGTTGCTTCAAAATACCTTTCAGGAAATAACATATAAAATATACCTCTATTAAGACCTGCCTGAGCAGCATCAGTAATAACAGTAGTACATGCTAAATCTGAGAAAGCAGCTTTCAAAGGAATACTACGTTCGTCTGATCCCTGAAGGAACCATCTGTAAACGACATCGTCACCTATCCATTCTGTAGGTAATTTGTCCATAAACGAAACAAAGTTATCAGAACCTACATTAAGTTCGTAGAGCTGATTCATCGTCTTGCTTATAATTTCTGGAGATTGCATACCTAACCAACCGAGGTGACTCTCTCTTGTGAGACCACTCCAATGTTTAGGATCAACAATTTGAAGAGCACTAATTTTGTTCATATATATTTAATTTTAAAAAGATTGCTATCCGAAAATACCCCTCATTGATTCTATATTATCTTTACTAGTTTTATCTATTTGTTGATTCTGAATTGTAGATATACCAGAAGAAGATTGGGTATTTTTATTTTTTTCTAATGCTTTTTCTAATTCACTTATTTGTGTAGTAACTTTAGATTGAGTAGCCTTACTCCAGGTTTTTTCTTTTTCAAAGAACCCAGTGGCATATAAATAAGAAAGTCTTTCATCAAAGAACATGGGGTCTTCTGATCTTTTTGCCCATAAAGCATTAGTTACTCGACCTTGTGAATCTTCAACAGGTTTTGTTATAGCCTCAAACATTTGATTTTTAGTCTGTTTATTAATAGGAACTCCTGTTATAATCTCAGATAGGCTATTAATATTTTCTTTTAGAAGTTCTACACTTCTTTTATTTTCTTCTAATTGTAAAGCATTACGTTTATCTGCTTCTGCTTTTTCATTATTTATTTGACTAGTTACTAAAGTTTTAAGAGTTTCATGATATTCTTTAGAATCCTCAATATCATCTCCCATATCTATACTACCTTGAACTATCTTTTCTATTTTAGCATCAGTCATTGAAGTAGTTAATCTAAAATAATCTGTCATAACCTGTTTCCTTAATTCAAGATTATCCTCTTTAATAAGTTCATCAGATTTAATAGCATCAAATTTAGATTTTAAATCTATTAAAGAACTAGCAGTTTCTTGTTGTACACCTTTACCTATTAAACTAAGATACTCCTGATACCCAGCATCTAAATCAGATTTAGCTGCTTCAATATTAGTAGTAATTTCAGTTTTAATTAGGTTTCTTAAAGCATCTGCTTCTCCTAATTCTTCAGTTTGTTTTGCAAATTCTTCTTCATCAAAAGAAGATAATAGCCCCTGCGCTACCAAGTCTCTAGCAAAGATTACAGTAAAGGGAGCATCAGAAGATTTTTCAGTTGTCTTTTCGTTGGAGGCAGGGGTTTTATCTTCAATTTCCTTCTCAACAACTTTCTCTTCTGGTTTAGTCTCTGTTTCTTTTACTTCTTTTTCTAAGACTCTATTAATATTATCTAAGGATAATTCATCTTTATCCTCTGTTTTCTCTACTGTTTTATCAGTAGTTTCTTTTTTTTCAGGTTCTATAGCTGGAATAGAATTTAACATATCATTAATATCTAACCCACTATCTACTTCCAACATTTCGTTGAAATCTTGTGCAAAAGTTTCTTCTGGCATCTTCTTTACTGTTTAATTGCGTTACAAATATAATTCATATTTTTCAGAGAAAAAATTTATTTGCTATTTTTTAAATCTCTGTATAGCGTAAACCTACGTTTTTTTAGTAGGTGTAGGTTTATTAGCTATTTTACGTTTAATCTCTATCTCTCTGTCTTTCTGTGATTCACCTTTTAAATTGCTTCTTTTAGTTTCATTAAGAGCATCTCTTTTAATAGCACTATCTTCAGCTTTTCCATCATCCATATCTTCAGAGTCTTCTTCTTGTTTCATTCTAGCTATTTCTAACTTAGTTTCATTAGTAGTATCTATTTTATATTTCTCCAAAGCCTCTCTTCTTCTTTCTAATTCATCTTGTTTTGCTAACTGAGCTTCAGCCATCTTCATTTGAGATTCTTGTTGTTTCTGATTTTGTTGTTGTATTTGCTCCTCGAAAGCCTCAAATTTACGTTGTAATGAAGCAGGATCAGTAGTTCTATAAAGTTCCATAACCATAGATAATGTACCACCATTTTGCATAAATGGTTGAACTAATGATTTTATAGTATTCATCATATCCTTATCTACTATTGCATTGGTAGAATAAATACCATACTCTGTTTCTGCAAATATCGATCCATCAAAATCTAATACTGCTTGACTACCATCAGATAGAATAAACTGACGTTTAAATTTCTGATCTTTCCAAGCAACTTTAGCTGTTTCTATATAAGCATTAATAGATCTATTTATCCAATCTTCATGTAGACTAAAATATTTTGCAGTATTTAAACTACTCTGTTTAGTACTTCTTTCTATACCACCAACAGTTTCTCTATTTTGTACAGCACCTTTTCTAGCATCTGTAACTCCTACTATATCTTGTATTCTATTTTCTAAGAACGTTAAAATTCCTAATAAATTTTGAATTACATTAGAATCACCTATCTCTAAAGAACCAGAACCTCTATTCATATTACCTGCTAATTTTCCTAGAGCTGCTCCTTTTTTACCTTCATTAAAATCATCCTCAAAGACTATCTTCATCTTATCCATATAGAATAAGAATTGATCCATAGTAAATTCTGATGGGATCATACTTGTACTTATTCTAGCCATCTTACC